TATTGGCTAGCGTGTTTGGATGAGATAAATGCTTGGCAGCCACGTAATTTGCTGTTGCGTCATGATCTACGTCACCACTGGCATCAAAAAGTCCCAACGCAGTATGTGCGGCAAGATCATGGTCAGAAAGAACACTTGCAATACTATTAGGCAATGAAACATGCTCTGCTGCAACAAAGTCACTAAATCCGTCATGGAAAGCGCCACCTGCCATTGCCGCACCGGCGGCGGTCACATTGCCTGCATCGGTAACATCGGCGCCGGCCTCAACTCCATCTAGCTTTGTTCCATCAGCCGAAAGATCACGTCCATCAATTGTGATGCCACCACCAACAGATAAATTACCGGCCAAAGCCCTTGTGCCATCTGCGCGAAGATATTGCGTATGATCGTCATCGGCCAAACCCCCCACGGAACCGTGATCTATGTCGCCATCATTAACCATCGAGGCGTCTATCTGCCCTCCCGCGTCTAACTTAATTGGCTTGCCCGCATCTGGCGCACCAGTGCTCACGTCGATGTGTTCTGTTTCTGTGAAATAACGACCATCTAGCTGACCCGCATTTAATTCGGTTTCTGTGTAGTACCTGGCATCCCCACGAGTGTCATTATGATACTGTGTGTGATCATCGTCTGTTAATCCACCAACTGAACCATGATCCACATCACCATCATTAATCATCGTGGCATCAATTTGCCCACCAGCATCCAAAACAATAGGCTTACCAGCGTCGGCGACGCCTGTACTTACATTGATAAATTCGTTTTCTCTATAATAACGCGCATCTCCACGACTATCATTGTGATACTGAGTATGATCATCGTCAGTTAAGCCCCCAACGGAACCGTGGTCTACGTCGGCATCGTTTATCATCGTAGCATCAACCTGCCCACCGGCATCCAGGACGATAGGCTTACCAGCGTCAGTAGCGCCTGCACTTGTTGCAATGTGCTCCGTCTCCGTGAAATAGCGACCATCTAGTTGACCAGCATTCAATTCAGTTTCCGTATAATATCTGGCGTCCCCACGACTATCATTGTGATACTGGGTGTGATCGTCATCGGTTAAGCCTCCAATAGAGCCGTGATCCACATCGGCATCATTTATCATTGTGGCATCGACCTGCCCATCGGCATCTAAAACAATAGGCTTCCCAGCATCGGTAGCACCTGCACTTGTGCTGATAAATTCATTTTCTCTGTAATAGCGTGCATCCCCTCGCGTATCGTTATGATATTGTGAATGGTCATCATCGGTCAGCCCGGTGATAAGTCCATGATCTATGTCACCATCATTGACCATCGTGGCATCTACTTGCCCCCCGGCATCAAGCACAATCGGCCTGCCGGCATCGGTGGCACCTGCACTTGCGTTGATAAATTCGTTTTCTCTGTAATAACGCGCATCCCCGCGCGTGTCATTATGATACTGCGAGTGGTCGTCATCTCCGAGTCCTGCTAAACCACCATGGTGTACATCCCCGCTATCAAGCATACTACCATCTATTTTCCCACCAGAATCTAATTTAATTGGTTTACCCGCGTCGGATATACCTGTGCTGACATCAATATGTTCAGTTTCCGTAAAATACCGGCTATCCAGTTGACCGGCGTTTAGCTCTGTTTCGGTATAATATCGCGCATCACCCCTAGTATCGTTGTGATATTGTGTATGATCGTCATCTGTTAATCCACCAACTGAACCATGGTCCACGTCGCCGTCATTGACCATTGTGGCATCGACCTGGCCGCCGGCATCCAAAACGATAGGCTTCCCGGCATCTGATGCTCCTGTGCTCGTACTGATGTGTTCATTTTCTCGATAATATCTAGCGTCTCCACGGGTATCATTATGATACTGCGTGTGGTCATCGTCGCCAAGTCCAATTAAACCACCATGATGCACGTCTCCACTATTAAGCATCGTTACATCAATTTGCCCTCCGGCGTCCAATACGATAGGTTTGCCGGCATCGGATGCCCCCGCACTGGCGTTGATATGTTCGTTTTCTCGATAATATCGCGCGTCTCCGCGCGTGTCATTGTGGTACTGAGTGTGATCATCGTCAGTCAGGCCGCCCCATGCGCCATGATCTATTGCCGATTTATTCACCCAGACCGGTTGGCTGCCAACGGCCACGCCAACCAAAAGCTGCCCAGAGGCACCGGCCACGAGGACATCAGTATGAAAGACAAGTTCCTGAAACGCCTTGCGCACTTCAGTTTTGCATTCAGGACGTGGTATGCGCTTTGGCATTATCCAATCCTCCGCTTGCCACCCTCGGCCACAATGGCTACAAGTTGCTCAACGGCCCATCGGCGCGCGCTGTTTGTCAATTTCAGCATGAAAGCCTGGCCTCGCCCGGCCGGGTGCACGGTTCCGTTGACACCGGCCGCCCAGGTGCCGGCTGAAATAGCAGCCGCAGTAGCCGTTGCCTCAAAAGTCAGCGCCGGTCGCACCTCCCAGGTCACGTTCCCACTGTTCTCTGCCATTACGGCGTCGATAGAAACAAGGGTTCCAACCATAGCGTCCGGGGCCAGCGGAATTGGCCCAATCAAAACATAACTCGTATAGGCTGTTCCGCTATCCCTCTCGGCAGTCGAAGAAAATCGTCGTAATACCCCGTCTCGTCCCCCGAGGATTACTCCCGTGTCCTCGATTGCAGTTGTCTGCAAACAGCAAACCGCAGTAGGTTCATAGTTAGCAGAAATTGTCATGGGCCAAAAGGTTTTGCTCTCCCATTCCAGCCACCAGTGAATCTGAGCATTTGAACTGGCCTGCGTAAGATAAATGTGTACCCCTCTGTCTTTGACATCATACTCCAATAGTGCCGTAACTGTATTCGGATCGAAATTTAAGAACTCTGCTGGCAGGGCCTCCCGGGAAATTGAAATCGGTACAGTATCTCCCCCTGGGGGCAATATGTAAATGCCGTCTAGAGACAAGAAGATCAACTCACCAGTAGGGCCCCTTGCCCAAGCGTTTTGTCCAACAATCCCGACTGTATGGCTCAGCGAATCAAGCCTTCCCTCATAGGCCGGATCGCCGCGCAAGCGCCAAAGAGAATTCCGACAACCAATAATCAGATAATCGTCACTGTGCGACACAAGTGCGGTTATTGCCTCTCCTGGCACTCCGGCCGCACTGGCGCTTCCGGCGACCGCCCGCTGACTGTCAGTTTGCGAATAATCCCAATCAAGCTCATTGCCTTGCCTGGAGGCGTACCAAACTTGCGGCGCTATTTCAGCACCAGCCAAAAAGAGTCTGTCAAGATGCCGACAAATTAACGGGTTCCCTGTGGGCACTTGCCCCTTTCCGGCCGTCGCGGTCCAAAGCGTAAGAGTACTGCCAATTGGATCGTAAATCTTCGGTGCTCGTTCGATCCTGAATTTACACGTTCCATTGCCTGGCGCCGATCCTAAATGAATGTGCTCGGCTTCCACGGACGCAATAGTATAAGTGCCGGCAACACACGCACCCGTGACGTTGCTAAGAACAGCCACATCTGTAATTACGTTAATGCCGCAGGTAGTCCAGTTCGGATAAGATGCAGAGTCAAGTTCAGTTCCGCTTGTCACACCATCGGTAGCCGTCGCTCTTACATTTCCATAATCAGCAATATACAACTTTTGACCACTTTGCGCCGCTGTCAAAGGCACATCATCGCGCACATTCAAGCTAGATGACAATTGTGTCATGCGACCGTATCGCGTTTCTCTCCAGATATTGCCATTGGCAGAAGCAACCAACACGGTGCGCAATGACGCAACTGTTCCTGTAGAGTAATATTGACAGCGAAAAACACTAGCCAATGCAAGGCCACCTTCCACTGTGCATTCCATGCCGCATCCTATGCGAAGCCCAGTGTGAGCGGATACAGTCCGGCTGATAAGTTGCACTCCATTCCAAAATACAACAATTGTATTGCCGGTAACCTGGACAATTAACCAACCGGGCTGCGCTGAGCCAAGAGTGCCGCTCGTTAAACTATAACTGGTCGGAACGCTATTTACATAAGATTTCAAGGTGCCGCTATAGGCCCCGGTCGAGCCGGTCATTATCAGTTCAACCTGCACCCCTTCTGTTGTTACGTTTGGTGTAGTATTATTCATTCGCAAGAACAAACGATACTTCCCATGATAGGCACCGTTCCAGGGAACAAGGAATGCTTCGACAGTGTAGACTTGCGTGTTATCAATTGGCAGGGCGTCCCGAACAATGGCGCCAGTGCCTACAGAATAATCGACTGCAATCATTGCAGACGGCAGAATGGTCGGCACATTGCTTGCCCATGCCGCCTGTGCCCACACGCTCGCCAGGGACGTGCCAGGGAAGGTGTCGGACCATGCCGTAAATCTATCCCCTGGCGCCAAGATCATCGGAGAAAGAAGGCGCACGTTGGAGCCCAGATCATCTTGATGCGAGGGCACGAGCCCTGGGCGACTTCCGCCACGCTCTCGATTTTCTAGCGTACCAACGGGGCGGACATTCCTTGCGTCCGGGGTAGTGTATGGTCTCTGCTGCCTGTAAGCTCGCTTCCTGTCCAGGCCCCCGAGTGGAAAGCCTATCTGAATCCGGCGTCTTCGTGCCATGTTTCATCTCGATATGAAAACCGGCGGTTGAGCTGCCCCGCAGGCCCAACCGCCGGGTAAATGAACAGGACTAGCTCAGTCAATTATACCTTATACTCGGCATGGAATACGAACCTGAATGCCATTGATCTGAGCGTACCCGGCCGTGCCGCCACCTCCATCGTCACTTTCAGCGGATATCTCGAAGTGCAGGACGGACCCGGCGGCAATTTCATCTCCGGCCGCATCATGGTCAATTGTAAAGTCCTCGTTGGTTTCGGCAACCACAGCCTTAACGTCAATTGGATCAGTCAAGCATAGATCGGTGGCATCAAGTCCGCCGGACTTAATATGCTTGCAAACCACATCCAAGAGGCTTTCGGAAGCCCTAGCCGCGCTAAAGAGGAATTTAATCCGCAAAACCAGATCACCGTCGCCGACATTTTGAGGAACCACAAAATCAAATGCGCATTTCTCCGTAACGGCATTGTTATTCGTAGTGGTGCCCTTGACAGGACTTCCGGCCCCGGCGGCTAAACCAAGGTCGGTTGCATCGCCGGCATCAGGAAGCGCAGTCTTACAGGCCGCGCTCTTGCGAAGATCGGTTAGAGCAATCGTGTGAGTAGCCGTTTCAGTCGCCAACTTCGCGGCAGTGACAGCACCGGCAGCAATTGTCAGCGCTCCGCCGGATGCAAGAGTAGCGTCGCCGCTAACAGAGCACTCAGCGTAACTTGACGCATTGGCAATGAGAATCGCGCCGCTTGTATAAGCTGTCGCGCCAACATCGTCAAGGTCCGCCAATCCATAAGTGTTCGCTTCCTGAGAATACCACGTTGTTCCGTCATATGCAACCAAATACAGGACCCTATATGGATCGACAGCAATTGCAGTATTGGCAGCAACGGCGTCAATTGCATCGTCAGTAGCCGGCCAAACCTTTAGGATCGCATTTGCATTATTCTTTATAATGCAAAAACCTCCGGCGGCGGCAGATGGCAGCCTAACTCCCTTGGTGCCGTTGGCGTCGGTTACTAAACTGAATCCGTCCGCAAGGGCGGCAGCATCACCTTGAAGGCTTCCGAGGGCCGCTACGGTCGCGGAATCCATAGAAATCAATCCAGTCGCAGCAAGATTAAACGGCCCAGATATGGCCACTGGCTCAAACTTGCTGCCGTCCGCAACCAGCACCTTGCCCCCGGTATAGCTCGCAGTGCCAACATCATACAAATCGAAAATGCTGTCGACCGCTTCGCCTACCGTGTACCAATCGGTGGCATCATAGGCGACAAGAACCACTGCCTTTTCGGCGCCAATTACAATATTTGCATTGGCAGCGCCGTCATCAATTTTGTCGTCTGTATTCGGGTAGATTTTCAGAGAACTGGCGGCATTGTTCTTAATAGCACAAAATCCACCAGCAGCGGCGGCCGGGAGCTTCACGCCCTTCGTGCCATCAGCAGAAGTGACAAGGCTAAACCCATCCGCAACAGCGGTGGCGTCGCCTTGGGCACTACCGGCAGCAACTACAGTGGCCGAATCCATTGACAAAAGACCAGCCGAAGAAAGATTAAACGGGCCACTTAAGGTCACCTTAGCATTGCCAGCGGCCGTGCCATTCGTTCCGACAATAAATTGAGCAGCAGCCAGCCCTTCGATCTTATCGACGCTCACCTTGCCCGCGCCAATCACAGTTACACCAGCGGCCGACATTGTAATGTCGCCAGACACCGCAACTTTGGCATTATTTCCAGGTGTGCCATCAACGCCAACAATAATCTGCCCAGCGGCTAATCCCTCAATTTTGGTAGCCGTGACGGCACCGCTTGCCAATTTAGCAGTCGTGACATTTAGGTCCGTAATGTCACCTGTGACAACAGAATTTGCAGCAAGTGTCAAGGCACCATTCGCAGCAAGAGTAGCATCGCCACTAACGGCCACCTCTTCATAGTCGCCACCATCGGCCACCAAAATCTTGCCGGCCGTATAAGAAGGGGCGGTCCCGATGTCAGATAAAGCGGCCAAAGAACCCGCACCAATGCCGCCAGCAAGGGCCTGAAAGGTGCATGAAGTAACGGAGCCTTCATTTACATACAAGGCAGTGCCAGCACCGCCGTCGGTATGCAGAAACAGGCACCCAGTCTGATAGCCATCCGTGCCATTGGTCGGCACAGTCGCCCCAGACGCAAACAGCAGCCCGCGATTAGCAATAATCGGCGGCTGCATTCTCAATAAAGACGCAAGACGCTGTAGCATGACACTACCTCTTTCAATAAAGTGTTAAAAGTACATCCAGCCTCCCAGCAGCACGCGGGCCTTCCATTTATAACTAAGGAACGTATGGTCCAGGATAAAACTCTACGTGCCCATCTTGCCATGTTCCCGTGCCACCATTGCCAATGGCATAAATAGCCAATTCTGCCTGAGGGCCCCAGATAATAACAGTATCACCGGCCCTGGCCATTTGAATGCCCTTTCCACTTTCAGCCGCAATTCCAATACCAAGGGCAATCGCCGTGGTGTTTGTCTTCTGAATTACAAGTTGGTCCCTGTATGAATCAGCCGGCACCGCTACACCACTGGCAGCCCCGGCTGTAAAAGTACCATGTGCCATCTTATTTACGACCTTTCTTTTTCGGCTTCTGCGTTAAGGCTTCTTCGAGTGACTTGATGCCTGGACTAAAGGGTAAATATGGCTTGGCCCTTTCCCGCAGCGCTTCCGCTTTTTCATTCCTAATTTGTTCAGCCGTCTTGGCCGGGGCCTGCCTGCCGCCCTGGCGACGCGCAATTTGAGCGGCCATCCATTCATCCATTTCCTTCCGGGACATTGGGCCGCCGCCTGACACTGCCCGGCCCTTTCGGCCCGCCGTCACCGCAAGCCTGCCAGTTGGTGTTTTCTTTAATACCATTAAACCGGGCTCCCCTTGTAAGTTATTGGATAAGTTTCGCCTGTATCCCCATGTTTTCTTCGCTCAACTACACCCTCCCGGTGGCCCATGTATCCATAATAAGACGTGCCCTTTCTCCGATCCCTGGCAACCGCATCTGTAAGCAAAACCTGAAATGCCTGAGTGTGAATGTCGGCTCCATCATTTACTCGTTGCTCAGCTACAGCCAGACACGATTCAATGTACACCTCGGCTAATTCCATGCCGCCAAGCGGATACGGGGCCGCATCTGTCAATTTTCCTGTGTATGCTTCGTATTTATACAGAAGGGCCCAGATTGCCTGCGGCTTTGGCCACAGAATCAACTCCCACCGCTGGCCAGATGTGCCATCTGAGGCTCGTGGTCGTACTGCGCAAAATTTTGGTATTCCAGTATCGTCATTTAGCGACTTCATTTCCAAGATGTCGCCAGTAGAGACCTGAACAATCGCTGGATACGCGGTCTCGGCCGGAAAGTGAATATCACCAACAAGGCGGCCAAAATCATCAGGTAAGTTATAGTCGTAATCGCCTACCGCTGTGCTGAGGGTTTTCGATGGATGTAGCCAGGTCCAGTTATGCCCTTCAGCCCCCTGAATCCCGGCTGGAAAATAAACCCTACGAACACCGGCCTGAACAGCGGCCTCAACCTCGGCCGCCTGCGCGACATTCCAGTTGCCGATGGTTCGGCCATAGCCCAGGAAAAACCCGACTTCCTGGCGAAGCTCCGTGTAGGCGACACTTAGCGACGATTCGGCCAACTCAGCTTCTCCCAGCGAAACTTAAAAAAGCGCCAAGTGGGGCTCGCACCCACACATTGCGCCCCTTGTCGGGCCGTCTCTACTTGGACTATTGGCGCTAAGGGGGCAAGTGGGAGGTCGGCTTTAGGGCCGCACGACCTTCCCACTTGTCCCCCCCAAGTTACGCAATCACCGGATCAGTCTTCGTCTTACTAACAACAACCCAAGCGCCTCCCCACTCCAGCGTAATTTCCATACCGACGTTCGTTGAAGCGCCCACGAATGTAACGGTCGCAAGCGCCGCATCGTCCAGTTGATGACTGCAACCATTCGTCACAGTAATAACAAGGTTGTTGGTTGCAATTTCGGTCGTGATAACGCCGAATTTCTTTCGCAAGCCCTGCGCAACACCATCTGCAAGGGTGTAAGTACAATTGCCGGTCGCAATTGTGGCGCCAACAACCAATGTAGTGCCGCCAATCATCAGGGTGCCGATGGAACCATTATTAACAATCGGAACCACCTCTACACCACCGGATGGCTGGCCTTCACAAAGCTTTGCAAAAACCTTCCCGGCGGTCGTTGAACGATCGACTGTCTGAAGGGGAATGCACGAGCCTTCGCCCGCAAGGCCAGAGTACCGGAAAAACCCCTGATAGCTGGAGGTAACATCAAACGTCAGGAGCCCGACGCCAATCGTGCAATTTGCCTTAGCATGGACATTGCAAATGCTTCCGGGCAGATAAATTTCAATCATTTGTCCGCCAGAACAGGCAGCATAATCCCTGGCCGTGACGCCAGCGAAATGTTGCGCATTTGTAGTGCTTGGCAACTCAACATAAGTAAATCGACGGCCATCAGCTTCCCCTGCCGTTCCACGATCCCAGTCGTAGCAAAGGCCCTGACCTTCCACGAGCGCCGTGCTACCAGTAAACCACACCACGGCAAGGCGCTGCGGCGCTTGCTTGACGTGGGCATTTAAGGCATTGCTGCCGCTCATTTGTCTCTCCCTTGTTGTTAAAGGCTCCGTCTATCAGAAAAGATTTCTGATAGACGGAGAACTATTTAAGTTACGGCTTGTAGAACACAGCCTGCCTACGAAGATCGGTGCAAACCATGTTCAGCGTGCAATCAACGTCAACCCGGCGGACATTGTGCTTATCCGGCACCATGTACGGCGCAGTTGTGTTGTTTTCCCAGCCTTCCATCACGCCGATAGCCATATATCGCCAGTCAATCATATAAACCGGATTTTGGGTGTCGGCGTCGAGATAAGGAACATAAACAACTGGCGTACCCTTGAAAACAGTTGCGCCATCCTTGGATGCAATGTCATTGCCAAGGTTCATATTCTGTTTTTCGAGTTCCTCTTCTAGCAGCCCGAGGACAGCATCATTTGTGTAGATGCCATTTCCTATTGCCGAAAGATCAGGAACAGCGTGCGTCAAAGGAGACCGGAAGTTCGTCATCCTAGATGCTTTACGCATCTTTCTAATTAGGTCCTCTTTCGCAACGGCAGCATATGATCCACTGTAGTTTGCCCATCGGCCGTACGTCCCTGAGTCAATATTGGCACGACCGGCAGCAAAGCCCGACGGATTTTCAGCATTGAAAC